ACGCTGCTGTCTATTTTTCATTATGTGGGTGCCAGCGCCTATTGCTAGTTTGACTACGTCAAGTATCATATGATTATAAGATTATTCCTAGAACGATAATTACAGCAACGCATGCTACGATGATTTTAACTTTTAAACTCATCGAGTTCCATTTGCCCATTATCTTTTTCTTCATTGATTCGATCATCTGCGTCTCCTCTTCTGTTTTACACCAGCTTCGTTAAGTGCGATAGCTATGGCTTGTTTCCTATTCTTTACTTTTTTCTTACTTTGTCCAATATTTAATTTACCTTTTTTAAACTCACGCATTACCTTACTGACTTTCTTCTGTTTTTTGTCAGTTGTTTTGCCCAAATTAGATCTAGATATAGCCATTAAGCTATGCCCATTTCTTGTCTCAGTTCCTCTAATCTGTCACGTTTTTCTTCTTGTTGTTCTAACATTGGATCTATTTGGTTTTCCATTATTGAAGGATTTATAAATCTATCTAAAAGTTTTTTAAGTATGCCTCTCTGTTCAGGTGTTGCCTCCGCCATGTTCATTGGCATTGGAGTTGGTCGAGTAAAGTCATAAACACCTGGACCAAACATCATGTTGGTTCTTTGCATACCCTGAAAATCTGGTAAGGCTTCTATGCCTGTAGGTTGATCAAATTGTGGGGCTAATATCCTTCGCATGACCATACCCATGGGTGAAATTTTTGAATAATTACGAGCTAGTCTAGCAATACCTTGTCCAAACTCAGGTCTTGAAAAAAAGTTTCTTAAACTTTCAACGGGGCCCATACCTCGTGTTCTGTTAAAACCTACGGCAGTATTAAGATCACCAAGTCTATTCAACTGTTGGTTTGTTATTCTGTTTTTCCTAGCTAAGTTTCTTAGATTCTCTCTTTCTTGGTCCATTCTTGAAACCATAGACTGAACACCTGATTGAGTGGGTGTTACCTGTTTTGCCTCTGCAGCCTGTATTGCCTCCAATGCAGCTCTTTGTTTTCTTGCTTCTAAAGATCTTTCTCTAGCTCTCGCATTAGCTCTTGCAATAGCGTCTGATAACTTATCACTGTATTTTGTTCCTCGTCTGTTATACCTGTCCCGTAATCCTCTTTGAGCACCTCTACTTACTCCCGCTCCTGCACCCATGTCACCAGACCGACTACTTGCACCAGCATCCGCTCCTCCTCCTTGAAACTTTCTTCTTAAACTCATAATACCAGGCATTATTTTTTCTCTCCAATCACCGCTGTCATATCTTTTATACCATCTTTTGCAAGTGATACACTAGCTCTAAGTTTTTGATGTTTGTCGTTAAGCTCCATTTTGTCCTCTGCAAGCTCTCTAGCTTGTAATAATCGAGCCTTATCGAGGTTTAATTGCTCTTCATCATCCTTCTGTTTTCGCATATTTTCTTGTGCTCTGAGCTGCACTTCGTCCGCTTTTAAACGCAATAATGGGTCATTATCTAGTTGATTTAAGACCTTTTTCTCCTCTTCTAGGTACTCTAAAGTGGTTTCCGCAACCAAAACAGCCTTTCTAGCCTCCATTTGAGTGTTTAAATTGTCCAATTGCTTCTTAATTTCCACCATTTGCGGGTTTTGTTGCATCATTTGAGGGTTTGTTGCACCCATTTGTTGTAATTGTTGTGTCATTTGTTGAACTTGGGCTATTTCGTCCTTAAATTCAAGCTGAATTTGCTCTTGTGCCATCAAACTTATGTGTTCAAATATGTTTTTTTGCATCGCAGCCAAAATATTTGGATTTGTTCGTGCAATTTGCGTGCCCATAAACGCTAAATGCGCTTTCATGTGTGCTGTATGGTCCTGTTTAGGAAAAGCTTTAATAGATTTACTAGATAAAGCGTTGATATGTTCCACACTCGGGTCCATAGCGGTTGGCTCTGCAACAGGTGGCATCAAAGAATCAATATCTTTTACACCCAAAGCTTCATACATTGACCTGTAAGCAGCTGGTAAGTTGTGCATTCCAGGGTTTGACATGGCCATTTGTAATGCTGTCTGTGCAAGTTGTATTCTTTGCGTTTGTGAAAATATATTTGGATCCGCTACAGGAATAATATCAACTCTTTTGTCAAAGTCTGTTTGTTTAATTTGTCTTTGTCCACCCACAACGTCGTATGGATAGACAGGTGGTAAGTATGTTGCAAACACACCAGACAACAACGTGAATTCTTTTTTCATAGATTGATACAGTCTTTTGTGTATAGCAGACATAACCCGCGAGCCACGTTCCAACAATGCAACAGTCGTGCCTACCGCAGCGCTTTGATTGCCGTCACCAACTTGCATGTCAGCGATTGATGCAAATCTTTGTCCTGCTTGTACGACTACGCCCATCAATTGTAGTAACGTTTGATCTGGTCCTTTGTAAGGTAGCATTTGAAATGCACCCTGAAGAGTTCCACCAGGTGCATCTACATCACGAAACTCGCCCGGCTGCAACGGTTGTGCTTCGTCACGAACTCTGATGCCTCGCATCTTGAATCCGGCTGGTAAATTTGACAAGGTGCCGGCGTCTAGAAGCTGTCTCAACGCTGCAGTTGCAGTTCGAGACAATCCGCCGATCATGTGAATTAAGCCGAACCCATAAAATCCGAGTCCTGGTAAAAATTTAAAATGCACAAAAAAATCTTTTCTTTGTCTTGTTGGATCTTGTGCGTCGAAATTTCTTCTGATGGATAAAACTTTTCCTGTGCCTTCATCTACAGTCACAACATATGGAAGTTTAATTTCTGTTGGTTCTCCTGTTTCTGGATTCATATCTTGAAAGCCATCTAAATCCAATTCTGTGTGACACTCTATTATTGTGTATACTTCATCTTTGTTAGAGCCTGATGTTCCCTCTAAATCAGCTTTGCCTTCTCTTATATCGTCTTCACTGTAAGAGGGTGAGCCTAATTCAATATCTAAATAAAAACCTGATACTTGCATCTTCCTCATTTCGTTTGCTGGCATTTTTACCACATGCATTATCGTATCTGCTTCTTCGAGTGAGTTTGCACTGTATGGCACAATTAAATCTTCTGCGGGTACAAATTTAGAAACACACCTACCAAGATTAAAATCATAATAAACTTTTTTAAATGCAGATCCTGCAAGTGGTAAATTAAATAACATTTGATCAAACTCAGGTTCATACTCTTTCATTTCTGTCATAAGTTGATAGTTCATAAATTCTTTTACACGTTCTGCTTGATCAGTTTTTGCTTTGCTTGGTCTACCCATAACACGTGTTCTAACTGGTCCATCAGCTGGTAATAATTCTTTATATGCTAATGATTGAAACTGTGTAACTGCTTCTGCAAGCACTGGATGTGTTGCACCTGATGCACCTTGAAAAGGTTCTGTTCTATCTTCGTATTTAAAGCCAAGAAGGTCTAACCCTTTTAAATAACTTTGTTCCCAATCATCTCTTGATGACTTGTAGTCTTCAAAAGAGTTTATCAAATCAGAACCTATGGGATCTAAAACATCTTCTTCTAAAAACTCTGCTAGATTTGCGTTTTGATCTGTAGCCGCTCCTGTTGATATGGCCATGGCTGCAGGATCAAAGTCTATTTCCATGCCACCGTCTTCTGTTCTTGTAATTTCTATCGGTTGCTTTGGTGGTTCTTGTGGTAGCTGTATCTCTTGTGCTTTTTGTTTTGAACCGGGTATTTCTATTTTAGTTCTAGTTACGTTAGGTAACGCCTTATCTATTGTTGCCATTATGATGCTTTCCTTCTAAATAATGTTCCAACTCCACCACCCCCGTTATAACCTACTCTACCACCTTTTGCAAATTCTTCACCTGTGTCTGGGTCTTTACCTGAAACATTTGGGTTCGGGTTTGTTTGTGTTTCTCTAAATTTTTTTGCTGCCTCGTCTAGTTTTTGTTCTGGAGCTTTTACAAGATTAGCCCATGACTCCACACCAAATCTTAAATCTTCGTATCCGCCACCGCCTTCAAAATCACCAATACCCTCTCCTGGTCCTTTCATAAATTCATCTGCTTCAAATACGTTTGCATCTTTTGATACTTTACTTGTGCCTTCACCAACTCGAATATTTTCTTGTCCCGGTATAAATCTTAACTCTGTAATTTGCATATCGTCACCTCTACCAGAAATTTCTATTGTCCCATCTGCTTTATACTCTGTCATGAATATTTTTTTGTTTGGTAGGTCTGGATGCTCAAACTCATAAAAGTCATACCCTTCTCCTTGTTTAGTAGCTTTATAATCTGCTGGTATCATTTTTCCTTCTTTTCTAATTTTCTCTACAAGTGACGGGAACCAAACAGGCATGCCCTCTGCTGTCAATGGTGTTTTGGTTGCGCCCTTTGCTACAATCTCTGCTATTTCTTTTCCTGCTCTAGGCATAAACAAACTTGCAAGTCCTGCACCCATAAGTCCTAAGAAACCACGTCTAGTTGTTTTTGGGCCACCACCTTCGTTAAATCCAATGCGACCACCGGTTGCATTTAAAGTTCTACCACCAGTTGCAAACACTGAATTATAAACCCCTGTTTTTAATCCCTCTTGTCTTCTTTCTGGTATTTTATCAAACTTCTCTTTTATCTTATTAAGTTCTGCCATTCCTTCTTCACGATTCAATTCACGAGCCTTGACCCTTTCTACAACGTCCTCCATCAATCGATCTGCCATGGCTTGATCAGCTGCTGCTTGTTCGTTTATAGATTCTATAAATTTTGTAAAATTTTCTGGATCCATATTTTTTGCACTAGGTATGTTTGTGTTAAAAACTTCTTCAAGTTTTTTCAGTTCTTTTTCTAACATTGACACAGCCATTCTAAGATCAGAGGGGATATCTATTTTAAAAATGTTAGCGTTAATACTACTTGTATCTACACCAAGAGAATCAAGCATTTCTATAATAGCTGCACCTTTTTCTTGTGCTTCGTCTATTTTTGCTTGTGTTGATAGGACTGTTTTGTCTATTAGTTTTTGTTCACTAGCTAATTGTCTGTCTAAAATAGGATTGCCTGTTATGCCCCTTGTAGGTAACTCTGATGCCTCATCTATAATGTCTGCTACAAAACCAAAATCGTCCATTTGACGTTGTGATTCTATGTAAGCGTTTATTTTAGCGTCATCCTTAATAGTTACTCGTTTTGGATCATTCGGCGGGTAACCATCATTCATCCTATCAACTATCAGCTGTCTCACATCTTTTGGGTCTTTGCCTGTTGACTTTGCAATATTTGTAATAAACTTAATATCATCTTCTGTTGCTTTTGTTACATCGTCTGCAGCCGACATTAATCTTGGTGTGTCCTCTTCGATAAGCTTAATTTTTTTACCTGCAGTTACGCCACCTAGTAATGGGTTTTCATCTTGAGCTTTCAAAGTTTCAAACTCCGCTTTAGTCATTCTACCCTGATTTGTAAGCACCATTTCATCAGTAGCTTCTTCAAACGTTGCACCTTTTGGTGCTGGCTCTATAGTTTGTATTCTACCTTTTTCTCGTAGCTCTGTTGCTCTTGCCTCTGGTGTAATACCTCTTTCTTGAATAATAAACTCTTCAAGGGACATCGTATCATCAAAGCCTTCGTCAAAATATCTTTCTCTTAGTGCTTCATCTGAAAAGCTACCCACACCCGTTCGCTTTTGTGTATCTGTAAAAGACTCTGGTCTGTAACTAAAAACTCTGGTTTGTGTTTCGCCCTCTGGTCCTATGATGGGTTTACCCTCTTTGAACTCCATTGGTTTTGTTGTTTCATCAAACCCACCTGTCACTTCACTCAAATCAGTTTTTCTAATGTCTGACGCAGCCTCATCCAAAGCTTGTTGAGCTTGTGGTGTTGATTTAATACCTGTGTCAGAACCTTTGAAAAGATTTTTTAAAAATTCTTTAAATCTTTTATACATTAGTAATACGTCCTTTGTTGATGAGATACAGGTTCATCTTCGTAATCTTCTGGATGTTCCACAAACCCACCTTGTCTAAATCTCATTACGGCTTGAGTCATGCTGTCCACTAGGTCATCGTGTTCCCCAAGTGGGAATGCAGCGCACTCCTCAATAACCTCTTCAGCAAACTTACGGTCTGGATACCAAACCATGCCGGCCTCAAATAATGGCGCAACAGCGTTTACTCTAGTATGTTTATCATTTCCCTTACTGGGTGTAAAGTTAATAACCGGTATGCCCATCTGCCTAAGTTCGTATGTAAGCGGGAGCCCCGATGCTTTGGCCTCGACTATGACGGTC